TATGAGGGACATACCGGAAACACCTTAGTAAACTTAACCTTTATGGTGGCAAGCAGAAGCGTATTGATAAATAAGAGCATACGATGCCAGGGAGGATTTTCTATAGATGAAAGATTTATAGAAATCCTTATGGAAAAAGAGCCAGCTACGCTTGAGGAGTTTATGCAGGTGGTTGAAGAAGTGGATGCCAATAGTACAAACGCAGGATTGGAGTTTGCTGCAGACGGAATTGTATTTGCAGGATTTCCTGCAACTGAGGATGCAGAACTCATAAAGGCCTTTATGGATTTGGCGGCGCTTATGAATAAAATGAGTTTAGAACAAAGACGAGTACAGCTTGGTAGCATTGAACCGGAAAATGAAAAGTACGCATTCCGAACATGGTTACTTCGATTGGGAATGAAGGGCGAGGCCTACAAAAGCACAAGAAAGCATTTGTTAGCAAATTTGGCAGGAAATTGTGCATTCCGAACGGAAGAGCAGGCGGAGACATTTCGTGAGAACCACAGAGTAAAGAAAACGGAGGTAATTGAATAATGTTTGGAATTAGAAGAGAAGTTGTTGAACTATTAAAGAAGGAGTTCCCGGAAGGAACTAGAGTAGAGCTTGTGTATATGGAGGACCCATACAGAAAGCTGGAACCTGGTGAGAAGGGAACGGTTCGATGTGTTGATGATATTGGAACCATTCATGTGAATTGGGATTGTGGTTCTTCCTTGGGAATTGCTTATGGAGAGGATTCCTGCAGGAAAATTGATGTATAAAAGTGACAACCTTGGGGTAGTAACTTTGGTGGTATTATAAGTGGAATTGACTTGATAATATGTGTCTTTAGAGGGAACATGTACATGCCGGAAGGAAAACAAAGGAAGATGGAGGACAAAAGCATGATACATGAAGGTTCAATTTTGGTACCGATTAACGAAGAAGAAAGAGTGGTTTGCAAGTATTGGGTGCAGGCATACAAAAGAGCAAACAAATGTGGAATCAATAAGGGGAAGATTTACAACTTGACTATTAAAGTCAATGGGGAAACAACCGCAGAATACGACAGAGGTTGGGTGGTAGAGCCTGACGAGAAGGACATAGCAACACAGTTTGCTTATTGCATTTTGCTTTACGAATACAACTAAAGCAAGAAAGGATTAGCCCGGAAGGGGCTTTTCCTCGTATATGGAAGTTTTGTTAAGACCGTAAGGTCTTTTTTTTATGAAGGGAGATGACAACAATGGCGCAAAAAGGAAGAAAACCAAAACCAACAGCAATAAAAGTGTTGGAAGGTAATCCAGGGAAGCGACCTTTAAATAGATTTGAACCGGTCCCGGAGAAAAAGGCACCAGAGTGTCCAGAGTGGTTGACCGGGGAGGCAAAAGCTGAATGGGAACGATTAGCAGACAAGATGGTTAATCTTGGGACATTAACAGAAATGGATATGGCCGCGTTTGCAGGCTATTGTCAATCGTATGCCCGTTGGAAGGAAGCCGAGGAATTTATAGAAAAGCATGGAACTATTGTAAAAACACCTAGTGGTTATTGGCAGCAGGTACCGCAGGTGTCCATTGCACAAACAAACCTTAAAACGATGCTTAAGTTTTGTAGTGAGTTTGGATTAACACCTTCCTCACGAAGCAGAATGATTGCAGGTGAGGCAAAGGAAGCTGAGTTTGATGAGATGGAGTTCTTGCTAATGGCTGGTGGTAGTTAATGGCAGAGACTAGGCCGAAGAATTATCCGAAGCTGAAAAATTATCAGCCGACAAAATTCATGCTGCCGACATCTCATTATGACGAGGATGCGGCTGATAGGGCTGTAAGGTTTATTGAGAATCTTAGGCATACCAAAGGTAAATGGGCCGGAAAGCGTTTCTGGTTGTTACCTTGGCAGGAACAGATCATAAGAGATGTATTTGGTGTAGTAAAGGAAGATGGAAAGAGACAGTTTCGTACTGCTTATATTGAAATTGGCAAAAAGAATGGAAAGAGTGAACTTGCAGCAGCAGTCGCTCTTTATTTATTATACGCCGACAATGAACCTTCTGCAGAAGTATATGGTGCGGCTGCTGATCGCCAGCAGGCAAGTATCGTATTTGATGTAGCCAATCAAATGGTACAAATGACACCTGCACTTATGAAGCGAAGTAAGGTCATGGGAGCAACAAAGCGTATTGTAAATTACAGCAACCAGGGATTTTACCAGGTGCTTAGTGCTGAAGTTGGTACCAAGCATGGTTTGAATGTATCAGGCTTGGTATTAGATGAAGTGCATGCGCAGCCAAATCGTAAATTATATGATGTTTTGACAAAGGGTTCCGGTGATGCCAGAGAGCAACCATTATTCTTTTTGATTACTACAGCAGGTACAGATAAGGAAAGTATTTGTTACGAGCTTCATATGAAGAGTACAGATATTTTAGCTGGAAGGAAAGTGGACCCGACTTTCTACCCGGTTGTCTTTGGGTTAACAGACGAGGACGATTGGCATGATGAGGCGAATTGGTATAAAGCCAATCCGTCATTAGGGCAGACGATTCAAATTGATCGAGTGCGTGATTCTTATCAGGAAGCATTACAGAGTCCAGCAGAAGAGAATGTGTTCAAGCAGCTGCGACTTAATATGTGGGTAGCGTCACTTACAAGATTTATTCCGGAGCAAATATATGATAAAGGAAACACTCCGATCGATATGGGTTCGCTACTTGGTAGGGAGTGCTATGGGGGGCTCGACCTTTCAAGCACCGGTGACATTACAGCTTTTGTATTAGTATTTCCACCAAGAAATGATACAGAGAAGTATATTGTGGTTCCGTACTTTTGGGTACCAGAAGAAACAGTTCCTATTAGAGTTAGGAGAGGTAATGTTCCGTATGACTCCTGGGTGGCACAGGGATATATCAATGCTACGGAAGGAAATGTTATTCATTATGATGCGATTGAGAAGAAAATAGAGGAACTTGGAAAGAAGTATCACATTTTAGAAATCGCAGTAGATAGATGGAATGCAACGCATGTTATTCAGAACCTGGAAGGGGAAGGCTTTACAATGGTGCCTTTTGGTCAGGGTTATAAAGATATGTCACCGCCAACGAAGGAGTTCTATAAGCTGCTGATGGAAGGAAACATTATACATGGCGGCAATCCGGTGCTTCGTTGGATGGCAGGTAATGTTGTGGTAGAAACAGATGCTGCAGAAAATATAAAAGTTACCAAAGCAAAATCACCAGAAAAGATAGATGGAATTGTAGCAACTATTATGGCTTTGGACAGAGCTGTGAGAAATCAAGGTAATAATTCCAGCGTTTATGATGAACGAGGGATTATTTATTTTTAGACGCCTGCAAGGGCGTTTTTATTTTGCATTGGAGGGAGTGATGCCTAATGAAGGTATAAGATTTCAAAACCTCAGACACACAACTATAAAATAATAAGGAGGACAAGAAAATGGCGTGTAGTGGATGGCAGGTAAATTTATCAGGTAAGAAGATTCCAATTTATGATTTTAATGGTGCTGGTACAGCGATCACATCAAAGAGATTGGGATATATCACAAAAAATGAATGTTTCGTGGAAGGTACAGTTCCAGGAACAGGCTGGGAAGGAAACGATGCACCAGCAGTAATCTTGGATGCGAATCACAACATGACAATGGGTGTATTCACAGAAGAGTACTTTGGTTGCGAGTTTGGCGATTTTGCAGACTATGCTTCAAACGGTACTTCTTGGGAAAAAGTAACTACAAGAAAGCGTAAAGTACAGTATGCAACAAGAGCATATTATGCAGATGGTTCTAAGTGCTGTGATTTACCAGCAGGCTCATATGTATGGTTAACATACAACTGTACTAGAGGCCAGAGCAATAAGAACTATTGTGCAGTTGAGAAGGTACAGACTAAAGCCGGAAAGACATATACTTTCCAGGGTTGTGGCTTCATTGACTTAACTTACGGTGGCAGATGGGTAAATGTTGGTAGCATTTTACTTCGTAAAGCCTAAAAAATTATAAGGAGGATAAAAGTATGGCATGTAGTGGATGGCAGGTAAACCTGTCTGGAAAGAAGATTCCAATTTATAAAATGAACAATAACGGAAGTTGTAGTTCTACAAAGATTGGAAATATCACAAAGAATGAATGTTTCGTGGAAGGTACAGTTCCAGGAACAGGCTGGGAAGGCGTTGATGCTCCAGCAGTAATTCTTGACGCTAACCACAATATGGTTATGGGCGTTTATCCAGAAGAGTATTGGGGATGCGAGTTTGGCGATTTTGCAGATTACGCTTCCAATGGTACTTCTTGGGAGGCTGTAAGCACAAGAAAGCGTAAAGTACAGTATGCAACAAGAGCATATTATGCTGACGGTTCTAAGTGCTGTGACTTACCAGCAGGTTCTTATGTATGGTTAACATCAAATTGTACAAGAGGACAGAGCAACATGAACTACTGTGCTGTTGAGAAGGTGCAGACTAAAGCCGGAAAGACATATACTTTCCAGGGCTGTGGTTTCATCGACTTAACCTACGGTGGCAGATGGGTAAATGTTGGAAGTATCTTACTTCGTAAAGCCTAGTAACAGGGGGAGCAGGAAGGCCATAGTTCTTGCTTCCCTTTAATTTCCCAAGTTAGGAGGTATTGGTCATGGGAATAAAAAGTTTGTTTGGATTTGGACAGACAAAAGCAAATCCATCAAATGCTGTTGCAGGCTCTGGCTATTCGTTTCTATTTGGTAGGTCCACGGCGGGAAAACCGGTTAATGAAACAACAGCAATGCAGACAACAGCAGTATATTCATGCGTGAGAATCCTAGCGGAGACGGTTGCAGCATTACCTTTACATGTATATCAGTACAAAGAAGGTGGTGGAAAAGAAATGATGATAAACCACCCTTTATATCATGTGCTCCATGACGAGCCTAACTCAGAGATGACTTCATTTG